CTAGGGAATCAACAGGTTCGGGCATACGCTGCAGTTGATCCCAGGCATTGTTGATATGCACGATCTTTTGCACAAACTGCTGATCCTGTAATCGTTGCCAGGGAGGAGTGGCGGCCAGCATCTGATCATAGTGCTGTTGATCACGGATCAGTTGATACACTGTGTTGTTCAGCAGATCGATCTTGAAATAACCGCGCTGTTCGGCCTGTTGGTAATCTATGCTGGCATAACCGTTTAGGGTGTCCCTGGGAATGTCAGTGATGTAGATGCCAGAATTGTGTCTGACCAACTGATCGTTTTTGCGCTGGCTGGCTGCTGTGTAGTCAATCAGAGCCAGCACTTGATCGCGATTGGCCAGGTCAATGTCAATGTCTGCGGCGATTTTCATAGGCCCTGTTGCTGCAAATCGTGTTCTATTTTCAATTGTGTGGCTGCGTAGTCACGGAAACGCTGTGGCCAGTAGTCGGGATCAATCCAGGCATAAATGATTTCTTGTTGTTTTGAATCCAATCTTGACACAAACTCGTGTCCCGAAGCACAGTTCAGCACAGTCCAGGCAGTGACACGTCCGGCCGTGATATCCTGCACGATGAGATTGGCATTGAGATATCTAAAGTAATCTCTGTAGTTGGCCAGACTTGAATAACTCTGCATGGTTTCTGTGGCTCTGGTCACAGCATCGCCGGCATCTTCCCTGCGAGTATGTGCAAGCAAAAATTCTTCGTAGATTTTGTCGCTGCTCCAGTGATAGTCGATCTTGAGTCGGCGTTGTTCCGGAGCCAGTAGCCATCGCACATAGTGTGGGAAGGCGATCACTCGACTGCTCACACAGTATCTGCCAAACTTGACCAGCACACGATACAAACTGTTGTTTTCAAAACTTTGCCACTCGTCTGAGACCTGCTGTCCCAGGCTGCGCTTGATGGCTATGTAAGCCTGCAGGCCCAGCAACACGGGTTTTTCTCCGCGGCTGTGGAATCTGCGTTTGGGCTCACAGAGATGCGCCAGCAGTGTGGATTCCCTGCTGAACTCTCGATCACAGTGCTGGCATTTATGTTTTGTCGTGTCCAAGGTCTCTATGATATTGTTTGATATCTGCGTCTGTTATCAGTTGATCCAGTACTTCTGCGTCGGCTGTTTTTATTTCAGGAAACAGTTCTCGCAGGGTCTTGGTACGTCGGGTTTCCCGGGATTTTTTCACACGCGGCCATGAATGCCGCTGTCGTCCCAGGCCCGGACTGGCTGCAATCAGCATATACCACTGCAGTTTAGGATGCCGGCTGAGAAGGAAAATATTTTTGTTGGCATAGTGATTGTACAGTTGCACATATCCTGACTGTATGTCTGGAGCGGCATCAACATAACTCATCCAGCGCAGGGCCATGTAGCCACTGAACTTCTTGCGGTCTTCTGCAGATAACTGATCATAGTACCCGCGATCTCTGCGATCTATGGCAGCCAGCAAGTCCCACAAAAAATTATCGCGCTCGGCCACTACCAGGCCTTTCTATAGTCTACCACTTCGCAGTTGCGGCTGATGTCTTTGACAAAATACACGCATTCGGGATTGGGTTCATCATCTAGCGGCACACACAACATCTGTCCGTTCTTTAGTTTGGGAGCATACCAAGTTATCTCATGATATACATCAATGATCTGCGTGTCAAGGAAACTGGGACGGAATGATGTTAGTGGATTGAACTGGAATGCTTTGAACCCGCGATCGTTGAGGCTGGTCAAGGGCAACACTTCGAGGTCGCCCAGTTCGGGCTCGCCAATCAAGATCTTCCAGTCCAAGGGCATTTTTACACGATGCCGGCCCACTTGTAGTATCAAGGCAGGGCTGGTAAACGATTCCAAAAATATCAATGGTATGTAGTGATAGTCGGGCTCGTCAGGGTTGCCGTTGTCAAACACGCCAAAACGCAGGTCGTCAATCTGCTCGGGCAAACTGTCTAGTTCATAACTGATGTTGTCTAAGGTCAAGATTTTCATATAACAATTATACTTGAGATTGAGCAAGTGTCAACCTAACGATACTCCAATTTCTCTTGGGTGTAGGGATATTCTGCTTCTCGGTAAAAGGTTTTGCGCTTGGTCAAGTGTCGCTTGGCGAATCTGCAGGTTGAGGTTATGTCCCAGATCTGAACAAAGTCTTTGTCTTCTGCTTTACGAATGCCACGACCAATTGACTGGATAACACGCACAAAAGACTTGCCAGGCTCAACAAGCACCAGATTAAAAATACGGGGAATGTTAATACCAACTGAGGCCACACCGTAAGTAGCGACAATGATTTTGTCTGTTGTCTCCGATACTTCATCATAATGATCTTGCCTTTCTCCTGCTTTGGTAGCACCTGATATGAATACAGCACGGTCGCCCAGTCTATCTACCAAGGCACGGCCTGCTGTGATACGATCCACTAGGATCAGCGTATTTCCGGTTCGGTTTACTTCCTGTACTAGACTGGCGATGGCGTCCAGCCGATCCGCATCTTCCAGCAAAAACTTCAACTCGCTTTGATAGTTGGTATGTTCCTGATGATCTACCAACTGTACCACGTTCACATGGCACTGTGCCAGCACACCTTGCTGTTGCAGTTCTGCGGCTGACAACTGTCCCACCACGGGACCTATGCTGACATGCAGTGCTTCGGATTCAAACTTTTCTTTGGGTATGGTACCTGTGAGTCCCCAGCGTATGGGTATCTGGCTCATGACGCCGGTCAGTAGAGTCTTTAGTGCGTCGGCCTTGGCCATGTGTACTTCGTCCACTATCACACACACCACACCTTCTATGAACTCGCCGATGGTGACATCACCTATGTCGTTGCGTGTGTTCTTCAACAGATTGTTGAGGCTTTGCCAGGTACAGATGGTATGCGTCTTGTTATATTCCTTGCGATCTCCAAAGTACACGCCCACATCCAATCCCAGATTCACATAGTCTTTTTCTGTTTGTGTCACAAGACTTTTGTTGGGCACTATGACTATGGTGCGACCATGTGATTCGCACAGTTGGCTCAAGGCCGCGGTCATGATAGTTTTTCCAGCGCCAGTAGCAATCTCCTGCAGGCACTGCGAATTGGTTATGAAATTGCGGATGACGGAGACCTGATAGTCTCGCAACACTATGGGCTCGCCAGCGGCAGGATGCCCGGCGGGCCATTGTCGATCGGCAAAGGTGGATTCTGTGATTTCTGGAAACTCAAAGTCGCGGCCGTATTCACGCAGATCTTCCAGTTCCACATCATAGCCTTCTTCGTCCAGCACAGGCAATATTTGGGGCAGCAAGTTCACATATGTGCTGCCGCCCAACTGGAAGAACGACACCTTGCCGTTCCAGCGTCCCATTCTCACCGCTGGCAAGTACCTGGCATATGGCACTTCGTACTCAAACAAGCGCATGAGCCTGCGTCGGGTTTCCAGTTCCAGGCCTTCGATTTTGACATTGACTTCGTCTTTGATGATTAAGGTGGCTGTGCCTACCATGAGGTATTCCCGTCGAGATAGTCCTCGCGATGATATTGAGGATCGATGTAATAGATGATTTTTCTAGCGATCTGTGCTGGCAGTGAACCAACGTCCCAGACCACAAGACCGCGACTTTTATTTATAACTATGTCCACTGAGTCAAAATCAATGGCCTGATAGTTGTATTGATAATCGTCCATGAATTCCCATTCGGGGTTTCTAGACCTAGCACGGTAGTATGTGCTAACTCTGTTGGGCCATCGTTGTTGTATGTCTTGGCAAAGATCGTGATAGGCATCTTGTTCGTTGATCAGTTCAACGGCCACACTGTGTTGTTCATGCAGATGGATGTAATCCAATATGGCCTGATGATTTTGTTCAGACCAGGTCAAGGCCGTGGCCTGCTGTGAGTTCAACATGGCAGGCACCACGGACTCAGCATTGCCGCAGAAGTAACTGCGTAGATCTTCATGTATCTCCACGCCGGCACGTGTCAGAGTATTGAGCGTGGTCAAGGTCAAAGGCAGATGTTGAGGTATGGCCGCCATGAGATATTGATTGGCACAGTTGATCAAGATGCTACCATTGACCAGTCTAGCCTGAA